ACAACTATACTATAAGCGTGTGACTTTTTTTAGATAGGAATAGATATGATAGAAACAGAAACAGTAGAAAGTTTCAACACAAGATTGACCGTGGACACCACCAACTTGAAGCGGTTAACACCTGGACAGCGTGATCAAGTGAAACAATATGGAAGCCAAGCAGAAGCCTTGATCCGCAACAGGGATCTTGCCATGTTTGTGCATCACTACAAGTTTGAATTGGCAGACATGCTGACAGGTATTACTGGGCACACTGATTCAGACAATCAACAACGCATTGCTGTTGCACATCAAATGACTGGCATTGATCAATTTGTCACAAGCCTACGCAGGGCTGTGTACCAAAAGAACAAAATGGTCAATTTTGAACAGCAACCCGATGTGCCAAATCCCACCTTTTAAAGACCACACACTAAATAAAAGCACGGCAGGTAACCCTCGGGCCCTGTTATACAATTTAGGAAACATATGATGACAACGATCACGCCTAATGCCCCAGCAGGCACGGCCAATGACGCAACAGCAACTAGTGATGAATCCATAGCAAGTAAAATGGCCGCAATGCGTAACCAGATACCTGCTACCAACACAGAAGCAACAGGTAATGTGGAGAGACAGGCAGATGCCACACTCCCTGTGGAACCAACAGGTTCTGAAGATGAAACCGACTCGGAATCGGATGACCAAGGCACTGAAGAGGATACCGCCCAGACTGAGTCTGTAAGCGACCCAGACTCAGACAGTACCGGTGAAGAATTAATTGACTTTATTGAATTTGCAGAGACTAATCCCAATGCCAAGTTCAAGTTTACCCGCAATGGTAAAGAAGTTGTTATTGACGCCAAGAAAGCCGCCAGCATCCTGGGACAGGGAGGTGCCATACATGAAGAAGCCCGCCAGTTAAAAGTGGAGCGTAGTGAATTCGATGAGTATCTCAAAGAAACACGGGAACGCCAAGAAGGTTTGACATTGGCTATGGAGTTTACGGTTCAACCGCAATTGCAGAAGGCTTATGATGAGATTGTGAAAACGCAGGGATACCAAACTGTATTCCATCAACAGTTATCAAACACTGTTGATCCTGGACAACGAGCCAGGATTGATGCCAGCATGCGACAGAATGAGCAATACATTCAACAGCAACAGGCCGCAATAGCACAGTTGAAACCCGCTGTGGATCAATTCAGAGACATAAGACGACAGCAAGTGGCAGGAGTGTTGGAAACCAACCGCAAGAATTTTAAAGACAAGGAGTTGCGAAACGAATATGTCTATAATGAATTGCGTGACAAGGTTGCCAAGATATGGCCACAAGCACATAGTGAAATCATTCCAGGAATTCCCAACATTGATTTGATATCATCAGATGAAAACTTGATGGCTTTGGTACGCGACGGTATGAAATACCGCAACGCAAGTAAACCAAAATCAGCAGGTGCCAGCATCGCACAATTAACACAGCGTAGAGGTTCAAGCCAGGGCAATCGTTCTGACTCGGGCATTGAAAAACTTCGTGAGCAAGCCAAGACCGGCGACAAACGCACACGCGAATCAGCCGGTGACAACCTCCTGATGCAACGACTCTCACAAATTCGTGGCTCAAGAGGTGGTAGATAATAGCCTAATATAATATTCAAGGAGAATAACATGGCAGAAATTACAACCAGTCAAATTGGTAACGGCACAACCGCATATGGTAGTGACATCGTTGTCAAAGACTTAGACTTAGATGTGAGCAATCGCGTCAAAGATGATACACCTGTGCTAAACATGTGTATGAGCAAAAAGCGTAAAGTGAATTCAACACTCCCATTGTGGACTGATGACATCTATCGCTTGCCTTCAGCACAAGCCGTGCAAGAAGGTGCCGCTGTTAGCACAGCCAACGCAGACTCCAATTCGCGTTACAATTTGGCCAACTACACACAGATCTTCCAAACCACAATCGCTGCCTCCGGTACCGCTCGTGCTGTGATGCAATCTGGTGGTGACCCACAAGCATATCAAGAAGTCAAGCAATTGATCGAATTGATGTTCGATGTGGAACAACAGTTGGTTCGCGGTGACCAAATCGGTACACAGTATTCAGGTCAATCTGGCACAGCAATTACCAATCCTGGCACTAGCCAAACTGGTGGTCGTCGTATGGGTTCATTGAATGCATTTGCAGGCACATTGAGTTTCAACCCCACTAATAGTGGTGCAGCCAATATCACAACAAACACCAACAATGCTAGTAGCGACAGTTCAACAGGCAATGTGGGTAATTTGGTTATCAATTCCAATGGAACACAATTCTATACAGGAACATTTACTAACCAAACATTCCAACCTGTGATTTACAAGCAATTGGTTACCACGGCTGAACAGCGTTACAATGCCAAGATCCGTACCATGGTTGTGCCAACCAGTTTGCGTACCATGATCTCTGACAACATTGTTAACTCTAACACTTCTATTAACCGTAGAAATGTGGAGCGTGGTGACACGATCCAGACATACGAGGGTAAAAAATTGCCCCATTATGTTGCATCCAATGACGCAGTATTTGCGTTGGCTGCATAAGAACATAATGAAAACCCACTCTGATTGACTTGGAACTCCGGAAGCGGACAACAAGGGGCAAGCAAATAGAAATATTGTGCAGCCTGAACGACTAAGTGAGAGGGCTCCCAAGGGAGATGCGATAGTCTGAACTACCATATAACAAAAGAAGTGGTAGAGAGAAACTCGAAGAAGTTTCTCCACTAATAGAAATATTAGGGGTAACAGAAATTGGATTTTAATTATACTTACGAAATTTATGATTCATGGATCATGGACCAGTCTGGTGTAAGCAACCAAATCTACTTCTTGAATGAAGATGTGTTGCAATGGGGTAGCCTACGCGATCTTGGACCCAACAACGAAGTGTTCTCAAATGCAGACGCATCGCTTGATCAGTTCTTGCTCGAAGGTACACTGATTGTGCGTAACCCAGCAGGCGTTGGTGTTTTAAATAACATCAGCACTACAGGTTCTGCTCCGGCAGCACCTCGTACAAGCACATTTGTGTCACGCACAAATACAGGTGCTGGGTCGACTTATTGATTTTAACTGGCAACAGTTGGACAATAATGAAAGGCCCTTCGGGGCCTTTTCTCTTGGGCTTTGTGTCCCTATTTGTAGGAGCCGCTAAATACTAGATGAGTCAAGATCTAAACCAACCCGAATATCTTTCCCACACGGATCCAGAAAAAAATCATGATTACCTGCGACAGGATCATGGTGGCACAATCACCACGCACAATGGTGTTGCTGATAGCCTGTTGAAAAACGACCGACTGTACAACGCCATGAAGGGTGATTGGAGCCGCACAGCCTGGAATAATTCAAAAAATATTCGAGTCACAACCGGTCGCGAAGATGGCAAGTTCTATATCCGTCGCGAACAAATGAACGCAGAAGCAGTGGCCCAACGCTGTGCAGAATACCGCAAGGCCGCAGAAGCAGGCTATCCTGATCCACTTGCACCCCTCATGCCTGATGGCACCCTGGGTTGGAAATGGATGGATTTGCCCAATGTTGTGAGCATTAGAATCAGTGATCAGTATTTTGGTGGCATGCCCTGGGCAGCCATCAAACATGACCGCACACTCAAAGCACAATTTTATCGTGTGGTACAATCGGAGTACTCACAGTACATCTGTTATCCGGGTGGTCGGTTACCCATCCCAATTGATGTGCCATATCCTGCCAAATCAGGCGAAACCAAGTTCTTCAAAGGACACACCATATGAGTTTTCAAATCCCCACAGGCGACAGCCTTGTGACATTCCTAAAAGATTTTACAGGATCAACCAATGATGCTGAAATCAAACAGTGTATCTATCTAGCAGAGTTGAGCATGCGTAACATTGAGTTACCGGCCCTGCGTAGTGATCCTTATGCGGATGAAAACATTGGTGTGGCTAATGCACTGGGTCAGATTCCTATTCCAGCAGACATGAACAAGCCCATTTTGTTTTTCAAACAAGGCAATCCTGGTGGTGGAACAAGCAGCCAAACTGGACCCTGGATTGTGTATGATCGTATTGGTGACAGAGACATTATCACACAGAGCATGATTGCTCAATTGTATCTTGCTCCAGTGAATGTGCCTGCTGTGATTCGCGGCAAATTTTCAGAAGTTTACGATTCATACCAATTCCTGCCCTGGATTGGCGAAGGTGCCTTGATCAATTTGTACTACTACAAGGCCTGGCCCTTGTTGTTCTCACCAATAGATGATGAGATTATCAGTACCAATGGTACAGTGGGAACCATTGCTGGTTCTGGACCCTGGACCGCACAAATCACAGGCATGAGTGCCACAACAGGACTTGTGGCTGGTAGCATTATCACAGCCACAGCAGGCACAGGATCATTAGGTACTGGTGGTGTATACACAGTGACCTCAACAACCTCAACCACAGTAAATTACACAGCCACTGGTGGAACAATTCCCACAGCAGGCACTGTGACCAATATTGCATTGTTGGAAAACACAGGTCGCAAAGTACAATCAAATGCTGTGTTGCAAACATGGTCAGAAGGTTATGTTTATTCCAGTCTTCGTGAATACTATGTCAAGCGTCACAATGCAGAAGATGCAGGCATATATCAACAAAAATACACAGATTCTTGGAACATTGTGGAAGATCAAAACAATCTTGGCAAATGGTCTGGTGGACACACAAGATTAACAAGTGTTTGGCAGCCAAGACAGTATCGCCAATACAATATCAAATAAGGATCCCGCAATGAGTGGTAATACAACAAGTCTTTACAGCACAACATCAGGCAATGGCACAACAGGTAGCAACAATTTTACTACCTTGTATCCCAACAACGCTCAAGCGGCCATAGTACCTAACGGAACATATGGCAATGCCAATGTGGTCTCCTTGTTGGCTGTGGGCACTGACGGTGGCAACACAGTGGGTAATATTGTGGCTGCAGGCAATATCTCTGGCAATTACTTTCTGGGCAATGGATCACAACTCACAGGACTACCAGCCACTTATGGCAATGCCAATGTGGCTGCTTTCTTGCCTGTGTATGGTGGCAATATCAATGCCACCACAGTGTTTGGTCAAGGCATAGCCACACAAGGTTATGATTATGTGCAAATGCAATACAGCAATGCCGTGGCTCTTCCTGTAGATCAATACAACATAGGCACAGGATCATGGTTCTACCTGGATCCTGGTGGTGCAGTCTGGCAAAGCAACACAACAGGCACACTTAAAGAAGTTGTGTTAGGCAATGATGGCAGCGTAAGTGCCACAGGCAATGTTAATATTGGCACCAATTATTACATTGGCAATGGATCACAACTCACAGGACTACCAGCCACTTATGGCAATGCCAATGTTGCGGCCTATTTAAGTTCAGGCACAGTCAACAGCAACATCATAACCAGTGCCAACATCAGCGGTGGTTACATTCTAGGTAATGGATCACAACTCACAGGATTGCCAGCAACATCCTATGGCAACGCTCAAGTTGCTGATTTCCTAGCCAATGGGTTTGGATCCAATTCTATAAGCACAACAGGCAACATAGACGCTGGCAATATCAATGCCACAAACAAAGTTACTGGTGCATTGTTAACCACCACAGGAGCCACAGGCAACATTCAAGGTGCCCAGTACATCAGCGGACAGTATTTTATTGGTGAAACAGTAAGTGTTACTGGCAACATCACAGCGGACTATTACATTGGTAATGGATCACAACTCACAGGATTACCTGAAATATATGGCAATGCCAATGTGGCTGATTTCCTGGCCAATGGGTTTGGATCAAATACAATTACCACAACTGGCAACATCAGCACAGGCAATATCTTGGTAGCAAATGACAATGTTATCTATGCCAGCCAGGGTTATTATGGTCCTCCTGATGCAACATTTGCTCCAGTTCGTGTGGGTTTGTATGGAACTAATCCTGCGTATGCCATTGGTGTAGAAAGTGGTCATAGTTGGATGCAAGGTCAAGATGGTGTTAAATTATACAACGGTTCTGCTGTGTCCCTAATTGCCAATGCCTCAGGTGTAACTGTTAATAATTTATTTTCAGATGATGCAATAAGTGCCGTTGGCAATATCACAGCCGATTACTACATTGGTAATGGTTCGTTGTTGACTGGCATTGTATCCGATTATGGCAATGCCAATGTTGCTGATTTCTTGGCCAATGGGTTTGGATCAAATACAATTACCACAACCGGAAACATCACAGCCGATTACTACATTGGTAATGGATCATTACTAACTGGATTACCAGCAACATATTCAAACGCCAATGTGGCTGGTTTTATGGCTGCATTTGGCAGCAACATAATCAGTTCAACCGGTAATGTTACCACAACTGCCAACATCTCAGGTGGCTACATTTTAGGCAACGGATCCGCATTGACTGGTATCATCAGCAGTTATGGTAACGCCAATGTGGCTGGTTTTATGGCTGCATTTGGATCTAATGTTATCAGTTCAACCGGTAATGTTACCACAACTGCCAACATCTCAGGCAGTTACTTCCTGGGTAATGGCAGACAATTGACTGGTATTAATTCTTTTGGTACTGTGGCTGTGGCTGGACAATCAAATCTAATTGCAAACACTATCAATAGTACTTTGACTCTTGCCGCTGGTACTAATATTACCATAACCACCGCTGTTGGCAGCAACACGGTAACAATTACCAGCACTGCCAGTGCAGGTGATACTTTAAGCCCATTGTTATTAATGGGAGGATAATTCAAACATGACAACAATTTACAAAGTTTTAGGCCAAAGTGCCCCGGGTGCCAACACAGCAACCACATTGTACACAGTGCCGGGTGCCAATGCCGCGGTAATTTCAACAATGACCATATGCAATACTGGTACTGGTAATGCCAATGTAAGTGTTCAAGTGGCAGTGGCCAATGCTTCAAGTGCAACCAGTCAATATGTGGTAGCCTCCAATACACTGGTTCCTTCTGATACATTGTTTCTCACACTGGGTGTTACACTTGCAGCCACTGACACTGTGCGTGTGACTTCTACAGGAGCCAATGTGGCATTTCAATTGTTTGGAAGTGAAATTTACTAATGAGTATTAATCTTGCCAGTCTAAGCAATATTGGTTCTACTACTAAACCACGCAAATTATCAAAATTAGTTAGTGGTCAACCCGCTCCAACAGGTCCATTTTCGGCCACAGGTGGCGTGGTTACTACCAGCGGCGGCAACACCATACACACATTTAGCAG